ATCAATGTTCGGTAGTTCTTTAGTTGCTTCTAACTGGTCTGCACTTAAAGGTTCTGGCTTACACTTAAGAACCTGTAAAGTATACTCTACATTAAACGGTAGAGGCCCGGTCTTTTGCTTTTTAAAGCATAATGCCCAACCAGTTGTAGTGTCCGTAGGGTCACCTAGGTCTTCCGCAGCTACCATTACTGATTCAAACAGCTTCTTTTTAAGGTTTAGAACCTTAACTTTGTTGTCTGAATCAATGCATTGTACTGCATATGCCCAAGAACACTTAAGGTCTGGAAAGTAATGTCTTACCCAGTCTTTCTCAATGTTCGTGAACTGTTCTTTATCTCTGTCAAACCCAAGACATTCCATAGGAACTCTTTTGCCGTCTGCAGTTGTTAACCAGTAGACGTATCTAGGAAGAACATCTCCTACCATACGTATCTTGTTGTCACCTTCTTTATAGGTATAAGCCTCTACTGATGATTTTTTAGCTTTTCCTTCTATATTTCCAAATTTAATTGCCATTTTCTTTTCCTTCGTAATAAAATGTTATATTATCTTGACCATCAACTTCTAGTAGAGGATTCTCGTCTAGTAGTTTTCGGTCTATCTCTGTGTATTTCAATGGTAACGAATTAACGCCATACCATTTATAATCTAAGTAATTTCTTAGACTTGCCAACTCAATGTAGAGTGCCATGTCGTCCAAAGTAACTTGAAGTTTGTTTTTAAATATCTCTCTAGGATTTAATAAGTAACTGTCGCCACTTATATCTTGGTTGTAAAATTGGCTTATATTTTTGTCTTTTCGAGGCATCTTAATATCGTATGTAAGAATAGTTAGGATTCTTACCACGTTTTTAGATTTACCTCCACTCAGTTTTTGTACCTTTTTCCAATCAAAGAAAATCAACTTAAAAATCTCCCATTTAGAGTAATATTATACTATAAAATAACCACTTTGTCAAGAGTTATTTTTAATTAGCTACAACCTTGATGTCGTAACCTTGTTTAATGTATACAGCTGAACGTGCTTTAGCCTGTCTAGCTGCTGTATTGCCCTTTAAGTGTATATCTACTACCACGGGCTGTAGTTTACCTTCTTGCTTTCTAATAATTCGCCCTATTAATTGAATAAGTAAGGGTTCGTTATTAATTGGAGTTGCCAAGACCAAGGTCGAGAGTTCGTTAACAGAAATACCCTCTCCGAAGATACTTTGAGAGCCATATAGGATATCAAGTTCCCCAGTTCGTATTTTTTCTATTTCCACATCTCTTGTCGCTTGGTCTAGCTCCCCAGTTATACATGTTGCGTTATCTCCTGTGAATTCAGCACATCTTTTTAAAAGCTGTACTCTGTCACTTACTACTAGTACTTTGTGTCCTCTAGCGGCATAAACTGACGCTAATTGGGCAACCATTCTTTGGTAACTTTCGTCGTAGGCGACGACATTTACCCGTTTGGCCCAAGGAAGTTTCGTACTATCAGGGAATCGGACATCTGATTTTACTATGGTCACTCTTGGAGTTATGTAATTCTCTTTCGGGGGTTGATGTACATCAAATCCAAAATAATCATTAAAGATTACGTGTTTACCATCTTTTCTTTGCAATGTACCACTCAGACCTATTTTATATCTGGCGGAACATCTATCAATGATACCAGAGAAAGTGGGAGCGCTTACGTGGTGCATTTCGTCCAAAATAATAGTTCCAAACATTTTCGAAATTTCTTTTATTTTTTTACTCAACGTCTGTACGTTCGCTACAACAATTATCGGGTCAGTTTCAAACTTTCCGCTTCCGATAATCCCGCACTTAATGCCTAGGCACTTCTCTATCTCTTCTTCCCATTGCTTTCTTAACGCTAATGTATGTACTACTATTAGAGTTTTTTGTCCCAATTTGGCTGCAATAGCCAGAGCTGTAAAAGTCTTACCCCAACTTACAAATGCATTGATAATTGCATTATCTTCTACACTTTTGAAAACTTTAGTCTGACTATCCCGCAACTCAAATTTGAAATCTGGAAAAATTTCTGGGACTGTTACTCTCTTATCAATAATTTCATGCCCTTCGGGAATTAGGTCGAATCTACCTACTGGTACTGTAACAAGTTCATTGTTTATCCGCCCCATATTCTTAATAATTTGAGGTGGTTCAGTCGGGTTATACGACGGAATCTTGTATGTGAGTTCCAAGTCTAACAACTTCTGCCGTTTAACGTCAGCTGTCATGTAGATTCGATTTGAAATTACTGCTTTATCGGTCATGATATAAAGAAACCTTGTATTATCGAATCTATATACATGTAAAGCCCAATCATAACTAGCCCAAAAGCTACTACAACTGTTGATAATATAATCCCTCTTATTGCCGTATTTTCTTTCATATTTTCCTTCTACTATCTTTTAGTTTTTTATTAGTTACTTCATATAGCAAGTAACCTTTATCTATTTTTAATACTCCAGCATACTTTGCATGGAGGTTAAGTTTGCCTCTAACTTCAAAGGGGTGGTGTACCCCCTTTAAGGTAAAGACAGTAGAATTACCTGTAAGTCGCCTATCTAAGATTTCTTTGTATACTAATGGATAGAAAGTCGTTTTTTTATATTTATAAATTTTGCCTTTCGTATCTATAAAACAAAGATGTCCTGAAGCTAATAGGTCTTTAAAAGACCATATTATCTTTCCTAATGGGTATAGTGGGTAATCCTTTAGTTTTTTTGCATGTAACCTTCTAAGTGTGAATTCAGCATCATCACCTATTAAGTCTATACGTCTAGTACCTCTTTTGTCGGTAATTAGACCTCCTGCTATGGAGTCGTGAGGTCTAATTATCCAGACAGGCCAGTTAATATTAGAGAAGTTCGGGGTATTGCTTTTCAAATTTTCCGAAGGCATAATCATCTCCTATATCTAGGTCTACTCCTATTGGTTGCCCTGGAATAGAACATCCTCGGTCTTTTTGAGTTATTTTCGCCATCATCTCTGATACTTCCTCAACTTCCGATTCTTTCACTTCTAACACTAACGAGTCATGAACTAGTGCTATTATTTTTGCGTCTTTCTTGTTGTCTTTTAACCACTTATTTAGCTCTATCCCTGCTAAAAGGTTAATATCTGAAGCAACAGACTGAATAAGAAAGTTTATGCCACTTCTTACTTCATGCGACGCAATGCCTTTATCGTTACTGAATACATTAGCTAATCTACGCTTTCGGCCTAGAATACTATAAATGAATCCGTCTGACTCGATTTGTTCTTTGGATTTCGATAACCAAGTTTTTAACTTTCTAAAAGTTAAAAAATAGTTCGAAATGGTTTCTTTTGCTTGTTCAATAGAGAAGAACTCTCCACTATCTTTAGTTACTGTTTCCGACACCTTTGCAGGGCCTGACCCATACATGATTCCGAAAGTAACGGCCTTTGCAGCCTGTCTTTCTTTTGCAGCATATGTTTTAATATCTGCAACTTCATGTGGAAGTTGGAAAACCATCTTCGCAACTGTGGAGTGCAAGTCACCCCCACTTTTAAATACATTTTGAAGAGCTTTGTCCTTACTAAGTACTGATGCTACGTATACTTCTGCTGTTGCTAAGTCTTGTTGTAGTATCTTGTAACCAGGATTAGCTTTTATACACCCTTTAACAGCAGAGTTATCTCTAGGTAACTGTTGCATATTAAGTTTGCCTGAACTAGATAGTCTTCCTGACGTTGTCGAGGTAAGATTGAATCCTGTACGAATTCTACCATCTTTATCTAGAGCAGGGATAACTTTATCTAAATAAGTATTCTTAATCTTAGATTTCTGTCTTATATCTAAGATAACTCCAGGTATAGGGTGTTCTTCTGCTAAAGTCTTTAGGACTTCGGCATCTGTAGAAGCGGCTCCTGTACCCGTCAGTTTTCCTGTTGGGGTAAGGTTTAAATAATCAAACATTAGTATTCTTAACTGCTGGGTACTATTGGGATTAAATATTTTTCCTTGAACTTCTTCAAATTGATGAACTTCATCAAAGGTATACAATTTTTCTTTTGCTTTTTGTATTTCTACTTCCATTAGTTTCTGAACTTTCTGCAATCTACCAAGATCAAAAGGAACTCCGTTTTCCTCAACATCTTTTAAGAATAACATACCTGGAACCATTAACTCTTTGTATACTTTAGTCAGTTCCACACTGCTTATAATTTTATTAGCGAATAGCTGGTATAAATCATAAGTAACAGCAGTATCAATAGCAGCATACTTAGATAGTATATCAAAAGGAATTAAGTCATATGTAAAGTCCCCTTTTAATATGTGATGTTCTTTACAGTATTGATTTCTAAAATTATCTAAATCTTTATCGTAATCCCCATACTCTGTATACTTTAGAGCCAAGAATTTCAAACCATGTGTTCCTTTAGACTCATCTAAAAGATAATGCATCAGCATTGTATCAGAAACTCTTGGAAAATTAAACCCAAAGTGATACTCTAACATTTTTAAGTCAAACTTAGCATTATGAAAGACAATCATTCTAGTATCAAAGATAATTTGAAATAAGCCTTCTATATATGGGGTTATACACTCAGTTGATATGTATACTCCTTGTTTAGGTTTATGTGACATACTGATACCTAAAACGTACCCATCTCTTGGGTACAAGGCAGTAGTTTCCGTATCACAACTTACAAACCTTATTGATTCATCTGCTACTATAGCCTCTAAGTAACTTGTAGCCTCTTCTTCTGTAGAGATAGCTTTGAAATTTCCTGAGAGAGCAGGAGGTCTTTGTCCTGCTATATAGCCGTGTAGCTTTTCGCAAGCTCTAGTAAATAGAGGTTTAGCTTCAGGTTTGAAGCTTAACATTGCAGGACTTATCATAGGGATAAATTTCTTATCAACTAAATGTCCTGAAAATTCGGTTACTGAAGTGATACCTGCAATAAATTTACAGGCTTCAGAACCTATAAGTACAATATAGTCATACTTATCTTCATTAAAATCTACCAAGTCTACATCCTTTTTCAAAAGCTTTTTAATCCTTTTGGAAGAGAGATGAAAATGGTCAAAGTCAAATTTAAAATATGACTTGTAGTTTACCCCACTAGGGGCTTTGTCAACTACTGCTATCTTACGTGATTGTTGTTCCATAGATGTTTTCCTTTATGTGTTTTATGTCCGAAGCGGACAGGTCTCCTGGGTCTAAGCCGTCAGGTAATTGTAATTTGGTTTCTTCGTTTATTATAAATGTGTCTGCTAATAGCCTATGGGCGGCATGCTCTGCCTTTCTTCCTGCTTCATCAGCATCAAACATGGTATAAATAGTATGCACACCTTGGAGCTTAAGGCCTTCTAATAATTCTAGTTGTACATTATTAGCTCCGAGCACAGCTACTGCATTCACTAAGCCTTTGTCAATTAGATTTAGGGCATCAAATATGCCTTCAACTAAAATTACTGAGCCCTCAATAGGAGATACTATAGCCGGGAATAACGGCAGTTCCGCCCCAGAAGGTCTTATCAGGTACTTCGGATGTGCATTACTATTTATATATCTTCCGATAAAAGCTCGAATTTTCCCAGTAATATCGGGTAAAGGAAATACTATCCTACCTTCAAACTGTTTATCATGGATAAATGCCCCAAAACGGGCTAAAGTTCTTTTGTCTATATCTCTGAAGTGTCGAGTATAAGGTATTGCTCCGTCTGGTAATATTAAACCTGTAGAAGCTGCTCGGATATTTGAAATTTTATCTCTCAATCTTTTTACTCTGACATCTTGCCAGTTTTTATCTACATTAAAGAACTTAAAAACGTTCCCTTTAAAACCACAACTAAAGCAGTGGAACGTACCTTCTGCTTGGTCGATATGCATGGAAGGATGATTATCCTCATGGTCTGGGCTTAAACAACTTATAACAAAGTCTTGCCCTTTCGGGGTAAAAGTAATATTATGTTTTGTTAATATTTCACTTACTACCATAGCATATCCGAGTCTTCTTTCTTAGGTGATTTTTTCCCGACTTTTTTTGCGTCTGTTTCTTTACCCATTGCAGACGGTTTAGGGGTTGGTTGAGGTCCTAACTTAAGAGTGTCCCAATCCATTGTGCTAGTAAACTCTATATCTGGCCCACTCCTAACTTTAGTTGAAGTGAAAGTAATAGCGTTATCCTCTTTGGAGTGCGCATTAATTAAGAAAGCTGAGTCAGGGCTGTCGAGTAGTCCTTTAGCGAATCTAGTCTGACCACTATCATCAATTTGATAAGGGGTTACTAATGCTATATCATATTTTCTAGCGAACTCTTTCAGTTTCTTACTAGCATAAATCTGGCTCTGCCAGTCATAAATATCTTTTCCAAGACCAGTATCAATTTGGTTGACATAGTCTACTACTACAAGTCCTAGACTATCACCGAATTGTGCTTTTGCTTTTTGTAATTGTAAATCAATACTAGTAAGTGATAAAGACCTGTCATCAACTATTATAATTTGATTATCCTCTTTTAACTTACACTCTGAAATTAATTTACGTTCGAATTCTATTGGGTCTCTCTTTTCTAAGAACTGCTCATATATACTCTCACTATGCTGAAACATTTCTGAACGAACTTTTGCTACCGCATTAAGTTCTTTAGCGTCTAATCTATTTTTACGTATACGAGCATACGAAACTTTCGATAGCATACTTGTTATTCTGTGGAAGGTTTCTAGAGCTGTCATCTCAATAGTAAAAAATATTGAAGTTTTACCATTATCATACTGATTCGCTACCATATTAGCACATACTAAGGACTTGCCAGCACCTCTCTTACCCCCTATCATAATGAGTTCTTCTCTGTAAGCACCTCCGACTCTGCTATCGAAATCATTATTTATACCAAGAGGTAGACATGAGTGTTCTTCTATGCCTTGTTCTTGGAATATTAGTAAATCTCCCATACTAGATACTTTCTCATCTGTATGAGTCTTTTCATCTAACTTCATCACTATCCCAGATAGACTTTCTTTCACTTCTAAACTATCCATTACGGTTATCTTATCTATGTAACTGTCTAATAAGTTAAGCGATTCATTTTGGGAATATTGGTCGATTAAGGCGTCAATTGCTAGGTCTAAATCAATATCAGGTACTTCTAGTAACCGAAGTGCCGCTAAATCTTTTTGAGTTTTTATATCTCTTGTTACAGTTTCTAACTGGTCAAAGGAAGGGATTCTATTGTATTCACCATAAAACCTATGTACGCCAGAATACAAAGAGCTATAAGATTCTTCAAAGAAATCCTTTTTTACTCTTGCCCAGCCATCAAGACTCTGTTCCTCCATCAACATGTGGAGAACTGTTGCCCCAATATCCATTATTTAGCCTTATGCTCGTTATCCTGAATTACTTCATCTAGTTCTGCAGTTAGTCTGCCGAGTACTTCTGACCTTAACTCTTTTAGTTTCATAGGGTAGAGAGCACCCTCATCAAAGAGTATGTTTAGTTGCTCTCCAGTAACAATTTGTTGAAGTGCGTAATACACTATATCCCAAGGGTCGTTCGTACTTGGGTATGCTCGAATATCTGTATAATCACCTAGAAGGTCTTTTGCTCGTCTAATTGCTTCTGTTGCAGTAAAGCTGTCCACGTCGTGGAATTTTGCTATCAATTTCATACTTTAATTCTCCGACAAAAAAAGGTAGCAACGTATGATTGCTACCTTAGACTTAAATTACCAATTAAGAAGCTGCGTTTTTAGCTGCTTTCTTAGCACCATCATGATTTGAACAAGACAAGCCACGGCGTGTTAACATAGTCTTAACACCACGTACAGTCTTTTCAATAGACTCAGCAATTTGCTCTACTGTTAAGCCAGAGATATCGCCAAGAGCTTCAAGAGCATCAACGTTAGCTTTCGCACGTGATTCTTTTTGCTTTGGAATTGAAGTTATGTCGCCAGAACGTAGGAAAGATAATGCTTTACCACGAATTGAATTAATTGACTTACCTAATTTGTCAGCAAGCTCTTCAACGAAAGCACCATTAGCGTGCATTTCTAAGAAAGTAGCTTCTTCCGAAGGAGTGTAAGTACGAGCAACCTCGATTTTTTCTGCAGGTTTTACATGGTCAGTTAATTCCATTGAAAGAATTTTACCTTGTACTTGCTTAGCTGAGAAAGCTCCGCTTTCAAAACTAGCGGCAATATCTGCGTATGTATAAACGCCACTGTTACCAGTAACGAAGCTAGACAAGGATTCTGCCTGCTCATCTGTAAAGGCTTTTTTATGAGCAGAACTTGCTAGTTCTACGTCATAGCCCATTTTACGTAACTTAGAGCTAACAGAACGAGTTGTTGTATCTAGTTCTACTGCTGCTGAGGCTACGGTGTCTTGTGAAACGGTATCCATACCTTCAGCAATAGCTGAAAGGATACGAGTACGGTCTTCTGTCCATCTTGGAGTTGTCATAATAAATTTTCCTTTAATATATCTTTTATTGTTAAAATTGGAATACCATAGCTTTCTGCTTTAGTACTCTTACTTGATTTTCTTCCTTCTTCATCCACTAAGTAGTCTGTCTTCTTAGTAACAGAGGAAGTAACGGTAAATCCTAATGATTCCATATAGTCTTTTGCAAGAGTTCTATTTTTAAAATCATTAAGTTTCCCTGTAATACAGACTGATTTTCCGATACTTTCAGCTGTTGGTTCTTGTACACCTGCCTGGAATGAAAAAGGCAAATACTCTAGGTTATCTTTATAATCACTATAATACCAGTCGAGTAAGTTAGCACAGGATTTTGGCCCCAGTCCTGCCGATACGCAACTCTTTTCATTAATATCATTCATGTGAGAAATCTTACTAAATAGTCGCTTAGAAGCAGTGTTGCCAATCAATGAAATAGAGAAAGCAGGTAATAAAGTTTTAGCATCTACAGATTTACTTTTTTCAATCTGTTCATACAACTTTGTTCCCAACTTTTCCCCAATTTCACTAGATATTTCGTTCTTAGAAATAGAATAAATATCTGATATAGAATTAAGAGGTAACTTATCAATTGTTTTCGGTCCGAGTCCTTTAATTTTCAGAGTCTTTGCGAAATGTTCTATCAATTTACTAGTCTTAGCCTCACAATCGTTGTTCCTGCAGAAAAGTTGGTCATTTACCAACTCTAATATAGAATTACAAGTAGGGCATGAGGTAGGTTCAGTAATAGTTCTTAAATTCATTATGTTATTTCTCAATTTTCTATATCATATATTATACTAAAGTTTTACCAAAAAGTCAAGTATTATTTTTTTCTATGTTACCACTCACTCTTTCAATAACTCGGGGGATTATCTTGCCCGCCCTTATTACCTTTACTCGACACCCTATTTCAAGATTCAAACTTTTGATGTATGCTATGTTGTTCAAGGTTGCCCTTGAAATTACAGCGTCATCAATTTTTATAGGGTCTAGTATTGCTACTGGAGTAACTTTTCCACTTTTACCTGTCTGCCATATCACATCTAATAATGTAGTTTCAATGCCTTCTTCCCTAGTTTTTAGAGCATAGGCTCCTCTAGGGTGGTGAGATGTGTAGCCTAACATATCATATTCTAGGTTACTATCTACACGGATTACTTTACCATCATTTGGAAATTCATTCCAATTGTTGCTTTCATCACTTGTTACTACATTAAATCCTTCATATATTAGACTACTCATATCAGTTTTATAGTAAGAACTTATTTGTGGTTCTACACTATAAGCAATAAAAGTAAGATTTCTATTTCTAAACTCATTAACATCCTTTAGATTCAATGCTCCAGCCGCGTAATTCCGTGCATTAGGAATTTCCTTAGGGGCTACTATCTCACCTGTAATTTGCATTATACCCCAGTCTTTAAATTCTAAACCAGAATGAAACTGTTTTGGTATAAGGTCAGAAAACATAAATTTGTCAGTTACGTCTACCCCTGCGATACCATCGCCTCTAGTTATTACTTTGAAAAGTTTTCCCTTTTTATACTGTATAGCGATTGCCGCCCCATCTAATTTAGGGGTTTCAATTACTGTACTTTTATATGTGGGTGGAGTGTCTTCCCCTTCGAATACTTTTTGTAACGAGTATAGAGGAAACAGGTGTCGTTGTTTAGCATCTGGGTTATATCCCACACGCTCATAGCCCTCTTTCTCTGCGAGGGTATCGAATTCTTCATCAGACAAAAAAGGCGAACCTTCGAAGTACGCCTTTGATGCCTTATCTAATAAGTCTTTAGTCATATAAATCTCTTAATAAGTGTTTAAAGTGTTCTTGTATAATGCTTTTGCTTTCTGATAAGGATAGTAGTTCTACTAAACCTTCGAATAAGTTGGATAGACTGTTAAGTTCAAATGGTATGCACACTCCCTCTTTCGTGGGTTGGTACTCCCCCTCAAAGTCTAAATAGTATTTTCGTATATGAACATACTCAACATCTCTGAAAGTAGATACAACTAACCTATATTGTATTTCTTTATCTTCTTGTTCTAAAATTATCTTTTCGTAAACATCATCAGTAATGCTCATGGTATTCTATTCCTTAAAATCGTTCCTAAAGGCTGTATACTTGTTACTGCTGTAATGTTTATTTGTCTAAAAGAGTCTGTATCCCAACAAAATAGTAGGACACAACCCTCTTTCACCGTTATGTTTTTCTTTTGATTTTTCTCTTTTATGTAATCACAAGAATTAAATTCTAGTGTACATACATTGTACTTGAGCTTTTTTGAAACTGGACTTCGATACGTAATAACTGCATCACCAGCCTCTTCCATTTTGTCCAAGAATAGGGATTTCATCATTTATCTTTACTCCTAACTGTTGTAAATGTCGTAAACTACCTAACTCATACCACGATACATAAGCGTGTCGATAATATTCACCTAAAACCCATATGCCGTAGCAAGGGTAATGAAGGCTATCTCTATCTTCTCTTACGCTAATTCTCGCAGTATGGTTATATTCGGTAGACCATACTAGTTCACCTAGTTCGTAGTCCTCTCGGAGGACTTCGTCGGGGAGTAACTGTGGGCGAAAGTAACTATGGTTAGTAGTACGAACGGGGACGTTGTTCCTTACCATAATTCCTTTTATAAAGGCTGAAGAACGAAATAAGGACTCTGCAATCTTATAAAGAGGCTCACCATCTAAATATCTCTCAATGGAAGTAATAGTTTCCCGCTCGGTGGCAGGTTGACCATAATTTTTAGCTCTTAATCTTTTTGTTGTCTCTTCTCGTTCTTTGAACCCTGTGATAATACTACCAAGACGAGTAGTGTTATAAGAAATTCTTAAAATACTACACGCTTCTTTCTTAGTAATTGGTTTATCACTTTCTAATAGGTTGATTACTTGACGAATGTTACTAGGGTTTAGTTTTTCACTATCCTTTACTTTAACTCTTGCCATTGTAATCTCCCATTAGAAAATAATAAAAATAGGGGGTTGAGTACCCCCAAACTTTTAAAGTTCTTCTTGAACTTGCTGTATCTTACTGATTACATCAGCTAAATACATAGCAGCCTTACCAGACATCTTGTCTATAATATCAGCATCTACTTCTTGCCCTGCACTAGTAATTTCAGCAGTTAACTTAGCGTGAGCAGCTACTTTAGATACACGCTTACTTGCCGTACCATCAGTTGAAGCTTTACTAGTAGCCTTCTTAATATATACTCCTGCCTTAGTAAGAATCATGCGAACACCATTTGGGGACTCTTCCACCTCATCTGCTATTTCTTTTACTATTTCCATTGAAGTTTCAGGAGTTGGGTCTGCACCCTCATACATTGAAACTACACTTGCTTTTTTCTCATCTGTCCATGCCATTATTTTTTATTCCTTTATTTTAGATTGTTTTGGGTTTCTAGCTCGGTCAATTATGTCCTGTAGCTTTTGTTCTTCTTTCTCAGTTTCTTTACCAGCGACATACTCTAAGGTAGCAATTATCTGCTTTAATCCCTTAATATTTTCAGTTAAACTTTCTTGTTGTTCGTACAAGCGAGAGAGCTGAGCCCTTTGTTGTTGTACTTCGTCTGTGTATGAGGACATTGAAATTCCTGTGATAAGTTAAAAAAGCCCCATATTGCGGGATGGGGCGAAACCGTACTTGTTATTTTAGATTAGTTAGTCCAGCAATTACTTGGGACATTTTGTCCTTAGCGAAGTTGCGATAACAAGTTCCAAAACCATTATCACGTAACCACTTCGTTCTAGTTGTAAAAGCCTTATCAACTCCCTTTTGTAACTCTACCAAACCTGCTTCAAGTTTTACCTTTTCAACTTTATCCAGTTCCGTAATGTCTAACGTTAAGTAGTTATTACTGGGTGGTGATAGTATAATTGCTTCTCTATCTGTTATATGTTCTGGTGTTTTGCGATATTGGAATTGAATTGTATTCATCTTTTGCGTTCTTATGTTAAATTTTTCATTTTTATATACATATTATACTTAATTTTAAGTAAAAAGTCAAGAAATATTTTTTATTTGTTCACTTGTAATAGTAAACATTAATTTAGTGTTGGTTTTTCTACTTCAAGAATATTATCCCTACTTTCTAATATATGTTCAGTAACCCTCTTAAATTCTTCTTCGGACAATGCAGCCTTATAAATTGTAAGAGCCTGTGCCATCATTATTCCAGCACTTGTCAATGGTTCATGTTCCATTGATAATTTTTCAAATTTTCTATATAATTCTTCCACTTATATCTCCTTTTAGTGTAGTGTTTGATTTACTTCATTTCTATACTGTTTGTATAGTTCTATCTCACCACTGTATGCTTCATCTTCCTCAAATTCGCCTATAGTTTGAAACTGGTACCAGTGTATTAGTTCATGACATATTGCAACTGATTGTTCTGCTACAGAAAGTTCTTCATTGATTTCTATATAAGCGTTCTCATAGCAGTACCCATGTACGTCTAAAGGACAAATGTTAATCATAACACTTCCCTCTATCCCCAGTTTGTTGTAAACCCAAGCACCTATATCTAGAGCTGAATGATTGTTACTAAACACCATTAGTGGATTTTAGTATCTTCAGGTTCAATACCTAGAATTTCTCTGGCTTTCTTAGTTGTTTGTTCAAGTTCCCAGCCATTTTCTATTTCTAGTTGAGCTATTCTTTCCTCTTGGACAAGTACTACTGATTTTAATAGTAGTACTAGCTCTCCTAATTCTACAGTTGCTTCTGATTGAGTATTAACAGTTTTGTTTATACGTTCAGCTAGTTGACCGACTTCATCTATTAGACCTGCTACTATTGATTTTTTAATCCACATCTTTACTATCCTCCTTGAATGGTATTATTTTTGGGTCATCTCTCCACACAGCTTTTTCTTTCACCTCTGTACTATGTACTATATCTGGAAGACTGTCCCAGTACTCTTTAGCAGACATTTGTTTGTTTCTTCCAGTTTCTTTGTCCTTAACATAAATATTATCGTTAGTTGACTTGTTGCGTTTTGTGTCGTAATATGCCTTCGTGTGTTCGTATTCCTCATCTACTCCTTCTGCGACTTCATCAAACTGTCGTTGAGCAGATTTACCATCTAGAGGGCCTGGGTGTGGTGTATAGAAGTCATCAGACAGTAACTTTTCAGGCAGTCTATTATGTTCTTTAACAAATGTTCCGTCTGCTCTAAGGTGTCCTTTTCGGTCTTTTATCTCGTTATAGGCTAACTCTGCACATTCAGTTAAATCTATGCCTTGTACTACACATACACCTCTAAGGGTAACATATATGTCGCCTATTGCGTCTACTATCTCAAGTAAATTATTAGTGTTTATTGCGTCAATTAGTTCAGTTGTTTCTTCTAAAGTTTTTATAGCCTGACTCATGGTCTTACCATTTGCTACTATACCTCTGTCTTCGAACCATTGGTCTATTTTATCATCTACTGTTATATGCATTATATTATTGCTCCTTTCATTAGAAATTTAACTACCCCTGTGAGGTATATAAAGACTGCCATAGCATTAACAACTATTAATGCTCTATCATGCCATAAGATACCAACAATCCCCCAACCAGCGACACCGATTAGCGAAATTATCATTTGTAGTAAAGGGTAAGTTCCCCCAGCACTGATTAATACCATACCACATAGTATAAGTATGCTAGAGCCCCACTTGATGTACCAGCTAAGCTCTTTGATGGGAGTTACCTTTTTATAGGCTATTTTCATCTTAAATTTCTGACTTTTAAATGAATATTATACTATAATTTAAGGTTGTTGTCAAGTACTATTTTTAAACAATGTTAGTTTTTGGGGTTTGAATGCAGGAATCCTCGTGTTAAACTTACAATAAAGTTTATACGAACTTTATCATGTAGTATAGGATATATAAGGGCTGGGATAGCTAGGGTAGCTAACGTAATCCAGACTAATCCAGATAGAATTTGGTTATGTAACATAGGATGATCTCCTTCTGTTTCATGTGCCAGTAACTGTATTGAGGGTTTGAATATTGTCCACCAAGTTACCAAAGCACCTGATATTGCAAATGTTGTATAATAATAAAACCATTCCATCATGTTATTCCTTAAAAACCCCTAGAAGTTATATACCTCTTTTTATATTATAACAAAATTGACCAAAAAAGTCAAGGAATAATTTTCTTATCTGTACTAAAAAGCCCTCTGTAGAGGGCTTAGTCTGACTATAATGAAATTCGTCTAGGCTTTAGTTCCTCTGGAATATCTAGTTCTAAGTCTACGCTCAGAACACCATTCTTTAAATCAGCGAGAGATACATTCATATGCTCTGCTAACTTGAACTCTCTTGTGAAAGCTCTATTACCAATTCCCTTATATACGAACTCGGTCTTTGTCATACTATTAGGTTTTGTACCTTTGATAGTTAGTTTACCGTTGTGTTGTTCGATAGTAAGTTGGTCTTTTGACCACCCAGCCAAAGCTATCTCGATGGTATATTTCTCATCAGAGTGTTTTGCTATGTTATATGGGGGGTATTTAAGATTGCCTGAAACTCTATCTGCGTGTGAGAAGAAGTCGTCGAATCCTATCATCATGTCCCTGAAAGGGAAGTCGTGTACTAATTGTGTTACCATTATATTTCTCCTTATAAAGTAAGAATTGTGTGCTTGAAGTCAAGCCACACGGGTTAAAAGGGGCTATTGCCCGTCTAATAGTTGGTAACCCCGAAGGCATTACTACTATTTATATATATTATATCAAACTTCACCAAAAAAGTCAAGTACTATTTTTGGGGGGTGTCTGTAAAATCTATAAGACCCTTCATTTCTAGAAAATCAACTGTATCTCTAATACCATGTTGACGACCTAGATAATAAGAACCTCCTGTTGCTATAATTAAGAAGCCGTATACTAATATTTCAATATCAGACATTTTGACATCTCTTACTATTAGGATGCCTCTTACAACGGAAAGTTCCGTGACTCATAATCTTTTTAGATAATACATTTTTATTGTTGTCTCTTTTCCGTATAACATACGGTATCATTGTCTTGCTCATATCCCTCTCCTTTAAATTTAATAATTAAAATAAAAGCCCTTCATTTAGTTAGGGGACCGAAGGGCAAGTCCCGCAGGATTGTTGTACTATCACAATTTTAAGGGCTGGGAGGAGTATAACGCCCACCTTATAAAGAATCCCTAAGACTTTTAGGTATATAAGGCATCTTGAATCCCTTGATAGTTAGGGTAGGTAGTCGACCTACTTTTTCTTTTCACAACAACTATTTTCCCTGACCATTGTATTTTTTGAAACTTCTTCGTTTGGACTTATTCATAGTGGAAGTTTTTATCCACCTCCTGCCAATGCTCGTTTTCTTTCTTACTCCGAATTTCCTATTCTTCATACTTTCCTAAAACCTAAACTTTCTCGAACTTGAAATACTGCCCTAGCATTAGGGAATCTACGCTTAGCGTGTTCCTTACTAGGGGCTCGCAGGTTCTCGAAGTGGAGGTTCTGTTTGTATATTATAAAGTTGTGATACATTTTGTAATTTTAGTTGTTGAAAAAGGTTGGAGGATAACTCTGGTTTACCAAAGTATTCCACACAGTTATAAGTAATTCTTAAGGTCGGGTAAATCGGACACCCATTATCAGCTTTTTCACAATGACTACATAAGTCAGTCATCATAATGTTCACCTTCAGCTAATAGGTGTACTATATTTAACATTGTAAATCCTCTACGTAATTTTTGGCAGGTCATACTGTCAGCCTGGTCAAATCCTCTTTCGTAGTAGGGGTTTGTTTGAGTATTTTCTATATCAAAACTGTGTTTTGCCACAGCTCTTTCTATAAAATCACCACCTAGTGCTGATATGCCACCACATCTTATATGATAATTTGCCATCGCACCTAGTACTGCTCCTGTATAGTCCTTATACTCTAGAAGTAATTTTTCATTCCAGTTATCTCCAAGGCCTGAAAAACTACTTGTAGAACATAATAAGAGTAATGCACATATTAATTTTTTCATATTCCATACTCCTTTAACCATTCGGCAAAGAATCCTTTACCTGTTGCTCCTGTTTGTCTCGCTACTTCTGTACCTTTAACAAACAACACTAGAGTAGGAATACTTCTAATATTGTATCTTTCAGATAGATACTTGTTTTCATCAATATCTATCTTTACAACGCCAACTTCACCATAACCATCTCTTGCAACCTCTTCTAGTATTGGAGCCATCTGTTTACATGGTTCACACCAATTAGCATAGAAATCTACTATGACTAAGTTTTTATTTAATACATCATAATCAAATTTATTATCATCTGACGCTATTACATAACTCATATAATTTCCTCTTAAATTAGTTGGAGGCTGTTAAGGACAGCCTGCCTGAACCTAACGGTTTTTCGTGTACGTTCTCCACTAACTGCTCTTATACCAGTAGACTGTTTAACGTCCAAGTCGTTGACGCCATCTGTTAAAGTCTAATCTATTTCATCCCCATCATTGTGGCACTAGGGTGACACTAACACACTAAATGTGTGGGAGGAGCATGTTAATGCCACAATGGTGGAGATGGCTGGTACTGCCCCAGCGTGCTAAAACCTATGGATTTAGTTCTTTCGCGGTTACTTAGACTAAAAGTGGGGTAGAACTTCCGCGTCGTTCTACCCCTGTCTAGACTCCGTCTATTTGAGTTCTATTTTGGGGAGGTCACTCTAGGCACATTGTTCCTATAACCTCAAACATCCTTATTTTAGGGCGTGAAATGTTTGTACGCCCCATCCTGCTCATATTTATCCTGCACTTGGGAATTACAACATGCAGTATCTTTCTAACTGGTTTGGTCTTTGCTTCTTTAGTTGCTAAGCCTTTGCACAGTCACCTCGCACTAAGACAATGTTCAAATACCCCCTCTGACGAGTTTTCTGGTCTGTTGTATCAGACCTTACTTGATGCTTGAACCCTTATGTACTTTGGCTGAAAAATTAGGTTAAAATTATTCATTTCTGAAATATATTATACTCGGTATTCACCAAAATGTCAAGTTATATTTTTCAGAGAAGGAATAGATAAAATAGTACAGCCACCCAAATGCCAATCAAGGACACCACTAGAAATGCAAATATTAAATTATTATGTATAGTTTTCATTTATTCCAGTCACTACGCCACAGGGGGCGTGGTTGGGTTTTTAGTTTATCTTTCTGCTCTTGTTCTTCTCTTTCCTTCTTTTCTCTTTCTCTTTTTTCTTGCTCCATTTTTATTTGCATAAGCAAGACTTTATCTACTTGTATCAAACCATGATTTTTCATACTAATAACAGTTTATATCCCTCCCATCTGCAATAGCTTGTAATACATCTATACCGTATATTGCTGAGAGGTCTTGGCAGGAATCTGCCAGTATACTATATGCCATAATCATACCTAACCCAAATACTAAAATAGTACCAATGGTTAGTATGAATTTATTCACCAGATAGCCTTATGTACTCCGAGTGTTTTTGTTCTACCTTTTTGTTTAATCCCTTTTGGAACTGCTCCCAAAAATCAATAGTAGAAATAAGAAGTTTTTCTTCTTCTTGACATTTAGCCAGTCTATGCTCAGAGAGTATATACTCATCGTCTGTAAGCTCAGGCCAACTCCACTTCTCTACTATAGCGTCTTGCATACGTTCGTTTGCTACCAATTCTTCTTTGGCTTCATCTATTGTCATTTTAAACATTATTTTTGTGGACATGATTATTTAGTTTCCTATTTTTAGGTTAAATTTTGATTTTATAATGAATATTATACCAAAGTTTTGGCTTTTTGTCAAGAACTATTTTTAAAGTAACAGATTATCAGTTTTTCCAAGACAAACTCCTCGGTCTACTGATTCAAAACTGGAACCTAATTCTTTTTTATATATTTCTTCCATAATTTCATCTTCTGTTTTATCTTTATTATCGAGTTTGTATTCATACTTAGAAAAATTCCAATCTAGATGGGATATGTCGGTTAACTTAAACCACCTGCTCCCACTAAATTTGTATCTTAGTAGTATAGGTAGTCCTTTCATGTATGCTTGTATTATCTCTATTGCTTTGTAACTATTTTCTGTGTTCATTAACTTGTGCCCCTCTAGTGTGTGGTAGTCTAATTCTATTTGATACATTTTTATATGTGTCTCCTTTTTGTCTTGAGGTCATAAATCCTCCAAAGTGAAATCTTCATCTAAAGAACTATTTATAGCTGCAACATAGTTTACTGACTCAATTTCTTGAGGGGCAGATTTAATATGGCTAGAATCTAGGTAATTGTCTACCCACGGGAGTGGGTTGGTCTTTATTTTTAGACCAACAACGCTTGGATCCATGCCTATATTGGTTATTCTTACAGCGAATATATAATCCATATATTCTTTTAAAATGGTTTCGTTCATACCGATTAAAGGAGAGCCCTTACTGAATAAATGTTCTATCCAATCCATCTCTTCTTTATGCGCAGTTCTAAATAAATCATATATTTCGTCTTCCGTTTCTTCTACTACTTCCAAGAAGCCTTCTTCCTTACTTGTTCTAAGAAGTTTAATTACTTTTTGAAAGACATCTAAATGAATCATCTCATCTCTTGCGATTAGTTTAAATATGTTAGAAGAGCCTGCTAGTAGCTTTTCTGGTTGTTCAGAAAAACTCCAGGCAGTAACAAAGGTTGCAAAAAACCTAATGCCCTCAAACATGTTTAAAATAATAGCACTTTTATACAAGCATTTCTTAATTAATTTATCATTAATAAATTCTTCACTGTTAGATGCTCTATGAAATACAGTGTTCTGCCACCCCGCATCCCAAGCCGTTAGATTGGCTTCTCTACGATTCAATATATCTGTAACTTTATCTAATTCTTTTAGAATAGAGTCTGCTCTTTGAAGCACAAATTCATCAGTTATTATAGACTCAATAAAGTCATCAACATCATTGAAAATAGCTCTAACCATTTCAGTATATGATTCTGAGTGTAACAACTCGTTATTTTGGTGGTTAGTTAGATATAGTTCCCATTCTGGATTATTACTTAATCCTCCCTCACTGAACAGACGTAAGGGGCTTCGTCCTGCACAACTATCTAAGGCTATACCAAACTTTAATCCTTTTTCAAATATATGTCTACCTGCCTCACTAAGGGAGTCAAAGTCCTTTTTCTCTTTAGATAAGTCTATTTCGTTTTTAGACCAGTTTCCTATGGCTCTAAGTTCTTCTGCGAACTCAAGTATCCAAGGATACTTGGGGTCATGATAGGTTTGTATATTACGATTACTGGAATTTTTGCCTAAGAATAGGCGAGTGTCTTTACTTCGTACAGTTTCCCCTGTATTGAATAACTTTGTAGTATTATCTTTATATTTAATTACATCTTCTTTTATCATCTGTTCCACCACACTCCTGTTACCTTTTCTATATTGCCCTGTTTCCAAGCCTGAAATTCTCTTGAATATTTTGTATGTTCATCAACATAAAGGTCATGTACGGATTTGCCTTTGTAACCAGTTATCATATGTCATTCTAGACTTCACATGCTCCACTTTCACAGCCCTCCTCTAATATTGTTTCACTTATGTTTGATTTATCCTTACTTCTAATATAGTACAAACTCTTTAATCCGTACTTGTAGGCAGTAATTATATCTCGCTTCACCCTATTACTGTCTAAAATCTTATTGGGCAACTTAGTTAAATCGTACCACTGGTTTGTACTTATACCTTGGTCTATAAACTTCTGTAGAATAGCTATTAGTTTTATATACTCAGATGAGTTATTACCTGGCATATCCCAAGCCTTCATATAGTACTCTTCTTTTTCGAAGTCTGGTACTAAAGATTTCACTGTGAAGTTAGAGGCTTCGAAGGTATCCGTGGTACTTTGTATAGGGTCTATACCCTGCGTACTGTTAGACACTAATGAAGACGAGGCGGTAGGTGGTATAGCACTTAGAGTCATATTTCTAATACCATACATTTTTGCCCTCTTACTTAGTCCTTCCCAATCACAATTCAAATTATTAGGTGTGATAAGGTCTACATTCTTATTGTAAGTGTCTATTGGCATAATTCCCCTGGAGTACGCACTTTTATTTGAGGAATCACAAGCACCTCTTTCAGCTGCCAAGTCTACTGAGGCTCTGATTAGTCCGAATTGGAATCTTTCTGCCCATTCATGTGTAAGTACTTTTGCTTTATCTGAACCTAGTGGTGCTTCATTTTTTGCTAAGAAGTGGGCGAAATCACTGATACCAATACCTAAGAATCTATATCCTTTAGTAGGCCATTCTGTTGCGTCCATTGGGTACTCTTGAGCCTCTATTAAGTTATCTAAAAATCTGACCATAAGTCTGGTCAATCTATCTAAGTCTAACTTATCTTTTAACTTACCGAAGTTTACACAACCTAAAATACATAATGAAATCATACCGTCATCAAGGTCGTAGTCCTCTATATCTTCATATCTAGTACTATTTAAACCTTCAAATGTCATTGCTCTAGTAGGTAAGAATATCTCAGAGCAAAGATTTGTTTGAGTTATCTTCTCATCAAACATTCCTTGCTTATTCATATTGTCTACAAAGTGGATATATATTCTGCCTGTTCCTACTCGTTCCTTTACTAACTTGTTAAATATAATATTTGCATCAAGTACTTTTTTACGAATAGAAGGGTCAGCCTCATACTTCTCGTAGGCTTCTTTAAACTTATCCTCGTCTCCGTAGTGGTCAAATAGCTCAGGAACTTCTTCGGAACTAAATAAAGTAAAATACCCTTTACCTAGTACTCTTTCTATGAACAAGTTAGGGATTCCGATAGAATAGTCTATGAACCTCGCTCTATTAGTATTAGAGCCTTGATTATTTTTATACTCTAATATATCCATTATCTCCCAGTTGAATATTGGGTAGTTTACTACTGTGGCACCAGTTCTAAGACTATTTTGAGTGAACTGTTTAGAACTTGACTCTATAGCCTTTAGTAACGGTAATGCACCTGTGTGTTTTACAGTATTATTTTTAACAGGAGCAAGAATACCTCTTACTGGCCCCATATCTACACCTATTCCCGCTCTACGGGCAGTCATAAGACTTAAAGCGTACTCAGCTGCTAGTATAGATTCTGTATGGTCACCCATTTTGATTTTGCAACAAGAACTATACATTTTCATCTTAGTTCTTACTCCACTAATTATAGGAGTTGGAAGACTTATTAAGTCATCTTTTAGTGCGTTATACATATTAAGAATGTGTCCTATAGGGGAGTCTTCCTGTGCAAACATAACCATTCCTATTAGCATAAAGGTTTCTTGAGGCATCTCTAAGCGTCTATTAGTTTTTGAGTCTTTTATTAGATACTTACTATCCATTTGAACAATAGATGAGTAAGAACGAGAAAAATCATTATTATAGTCAATCTCACTTCCCAAGTAATTTATCTCATCTTCTGTGTACCATTCTACTAGAGCTGGGTCATATAGACCACTCTCTACATTTAACTTAATATAGTCTAAGAAAGGTATAGGTTCGAAACTGCCATAAACTTCTTTACGCATCTCAGTTACTAATAATCTCCCTGCAAATATAGAATAGTCAGGTGTTGCCGTACTAATATGTTCAGCTGCTGACTTGATGAGAGTTTGTTGTATATCAGATGTAGACATACCATCAGCAAACTTTATGTGTGCATTAATAGCTGTGTCAGATACTGATACATCAAGTTCTCTACCTAAATCCTCTCGTTTACAGTTCTCTAACATTCTGTGAATGTTATCAATGTTTAATTCTTCAGGTGTTCCGTTTCGTTTTGTTACTTGCATTTTACTCCTCAAAGTCCTTAAGATATAAATCCGTACTAAAAAGCTTTGCTTCTAGTTCTTTTATCTCTTTGCCGATTCGTTGTTTTTCCGTACCCACCATAGTTTCGTGCATATTCTTATAGTTTTCTAATAAAAGTAACATAGCTTTAGTTTGCATCTTTCTTTATCCTTTCGTTAATATCCGTCATATTTTCACTTCCTACTGCATCTTCACAGTAGGCTACTAAGTCCATTAACTCGTAGTTCTTCATTATACCCTTTGCACCAAAGTCATTTGTTGATTGAATATACTTATACTTACCCTCTAAAGGCATAGCGTCTGCGATATCTAAAGCACTGCCATATATTTGTATTAGTGCTGCGGCACGCTTAGGGCCTACACCAGGTATACCAGGTACGTTATCTCCTGTATCACCAGTTAAGCACTTAAAACTAATGTAGTCTTCTTGGTCTACCTCATAGTGTTCTGACCAATTACTGGCAGTTACTTCTTTTCTAGTAACATAACTGAACCTTGAAACTGTAGGCTTAATAAGCAAGTCCCAGTCTTTATCCGAAGATACTAGCCATATTGTGTGCTTAGTCCATAGTTTAGATACTAGGTACGCAGCAATATCATCTGCTTCTACATTCTTGTATCTAAATATAGGATAGTGTTCTCCTAGTAACAACAGGGTTTCTTCAAAATCTTCCATGAAGTTAGCAAAATCTTCGGCTTCTTGCTCGGTTTGTTGAGCGTACTTGTCTTTCCTGTTTTGTTTATACTCAGGTAACAAATTTTTTCTGTAAGAGGAAGAACCCCAATCAGCTGTGATGTATACGCATCCTGTGTTATATGAAGTTGCTAGGCTTTGAACTGTCCTATGGTAATCTTCTGCAAAGTTTCGTTTCTTTTGATGCTTATATCTAAAGGCTAGATTTAAGGCATCTACTATTAATATGTTGTCATTATCTTTGCTAGTTAGTTCTTTGAAGCTCTTTGCCATGTTATTTACCTTCGGGATTGGTTGAATTACATAAGGAAAATCACGCACTAATACCTAAAGAGTACGATTTCTCTATGTTTTTTGTTAAATTTTTGATTTTTAATAATATATTATACCGAACTTTTACCTTAATGTCAAGGAATATTTTTCTTATCTGAACGAGCATAAAAAAATTCTTCTTGACATGCAACCCTACTTACGGTATAATATAGGTTATTGGAATGTAAATTTCGGTATAGGGAAAGTCGACCCTATCTTTAAACTTCGACTAGACGATAATTATGGAGAATGCATGAATAAATTATTAATAGCGGCTGCAGCCGTTACTCTATCCACTGCTTCAGCTCATGCTACCGTTGCTATTTCGGGTGATTACGAAGGTACACTTACACAAGCAGGTGTATACTCTCAAACTTTAGACTTAAAACTAGTAGGTTCTACCCCTTTTGGGTCAATAACTACTATTGTTGACGAGACTAATACTATCACAGATTTATATGCGACAGCTAAGCTACGAGGCGTAGATTTAACTCTAGGTACTGTAGAATCAGTAAGTACTATAAAGGCTTCAACTACTATTGGAGGTATGACAGTAACTATGTCCAAGCCTTCAGGTGGTAAAGAATCTTTAGATGTGAAAGGCAAATTTGCTGGAATCGATGTAACAGTCGAGGACGCAACTAGGTCTGATCGTGAAACTACTATTGGAACTACTATAGCAGGTCTTACTTCTACTGTAAGTTACCAAAAAACAACTGCAGGTACTGTGCTAGACTTAGATACTAGTACTAAAATTGGAGGCTTCACAGTTGCACTAGAGCACGATAAAGCAGCCGATGATACTTCTTCTAACGGTGGTTCTATTTCTATGCCTTTAGGCTTAGTAGGAACTGTTAAAGGTGGCGTGTCTATAGCATCAACTGATGTTAAGACTTACACTTTAGAAGTTACGCAAGGTATTCTTACTGGAAAGTATGAGAAGGTTGGAACTGCTGACGGAGTTGTCTCTGTTGGAGTGAAGATGAGCTTCTAAGAACCTTAACTCAAAAACAAGAAGCCCAGCTCAATGCTGGGTTTTTTGTCTGTGGTAGTTTAATTTCTTAATTTTTTTGTTCTATGGAGTTCTTTTTAATGAGTTTTTATGATTTTGCAGCGCTTTCTTATGTACTTTTTCGTTCTTTAAGCCTATCTTCCTATAATGGAGTTAGACAACTCTCTTTGACAATTGCAGGATTCATACAATAAATTATATTATAGGGAGACTCAAAAAACTTCTTGACAAATTGGTTAAAATTCGGTATAATAGTGTCTATAAAAATTCGAAAATTAACAAAAATTTATAAGGAACAGAAATACAATGGTTAAAAAATTAGTTACTAGAGGTGAGGTTGATGGATTCTTGGGTATAGATACTCAAATTAATTCGTCTGAGAACCCTCTAGAGGAAGCAATAGATATGCTAACTGATTTAATCAATGGTGAGTATTCTGTAGACCAACTGCGTAGAGATGTGCATGAATGGAAGAATACATGGACTGTTATTACACCAAAGAAACCCCGTCCAGCACCAATGCCAGCAATGTCTCCTTTTGAAGATGAGGTAGACTTACGACAAAGAGCAATGGAGGCTAATGTAGCCCGAACTGAAATTAGTGGTAAGTATAACACTAGATGGACTCCTAATGCGAAAAACATTTATAGTCCATAAATACAACTACTGTTGCTAGTAGAATACAAGGGGAACGAGTTGAATAGGACATTATATAAAGGGAATGACTACAAACACCCGTCTCGTTCTGACAGACTAGAAGCCAAGACTAGTCTATAATTAAAGACTTGGAGATGAGGTTGCCACCCTCGCGTTAAACAACCAAGGCAAGGAGGTTTTAGCATGACCTACCGCGTATAAGTATCTATCGACTAGTGAGTAACTTACAGTAACTGAAACGAGATGCCTGAAATAGGGTAACTGAGAAGGTGAATAAAGTGGGTGAGAAACTTAGGGCAAACTGATAGAGCGTGTGGACAAAGGAGGTTCCACCACCCAACTTTCCTACAAATGCCTTACGAGTACCAGTTTATCTGTTGTACCGAAAGAGCAAGGAAACGGTAAAAGAATAAAATGCTGACTTGTCGTAGACGAGTAGGACGAACCCTAGCGATACTATCACTAGGGGTAAGCCCACCCTATAGACAATGCACCCAGACTTCACGAGGTCTGTATCCACACTGGGTTTGCAGTAAATCAAGCCCCAGAACTGGTGGGACACAAGTAAACACGTGCGTCCTCGAGCCATGACGGAAGTGAACAGGTGTAAGGCAGCAACCATCGAACTTTCACTAGGGTATTAAACTGGCTCCCCTATTCTAACACACAATACAGGAACAACAATGACAATAAAATATGAAGTAGTTGTAACTAAGACCTATAAAGTTACTCAAGAGGTAGAAGCGAGTTCTGAAAAGGAAGCCTGTAAAGTAGGCGAACTTATCGCCGATTACGACCTAAACTATGACGGAAACGAACTTACTGTTGACGTCAAATCTAACGCCTTCCCAAAGGAGGAATCAAAAACACTTGTCGCTACATACTCGAAATCAACTCGAGATATTGGTGACCCACAATACCCACCCCATGTTAATGTATATGAGGTACGGGCAGAACACAATATAGAAAGAAGTGATGAGTATGAGGATAAGCCTTATTACCAACTTCGCTACTTCTCTAGACAATGTCGCTATGACTATGGCAACTCACTATTCTACATAGAGGAATTTCCCTACTGTGATGAAGAGTTTGCTCGTCAAGCAGCCCAAAACTGGGTGTCTGGTGATAAGTTACTAGACTTGGACTACGCACTAGCGAAAGACGGCAAAACTATGAAATCAACTTACGCAGGAAACGGATATGGAAGTTATGGGAGGTTAAGATAATGACTGTACCTGACTCTTGGAAAGTTTATGTTCTACAGAAGCAAAATGACATGATTCGTAACTATCTTAGTAAGTACTGGGGTTATACTAAACGAATGATTGATGAGGTTATGGAAACAGGTCAAACACCTCATAGAGCAGAGTATCTAGAAGATGGAACTATGGTACAAGGCAAACAACTTCTCACTACAACAGAGAAGAAGGCAAACTTGCGTAAATACTTGTCTGACAAGTTTCAGTATAGCACTAGAGTAATAGATGAGATACAAGAAACTGGGGAAGCACCATCACTCAAGTATATGGACAAACCAAAAAAAGAACCAGAAGATGACGCCATCTCACCACCCCACTACCAACAAGGCAACATTCAAGTACTTGACTTTATTACTGACCAGAATTTTACTTATCTGGAAGGTAATATAGTTAAGTATATCTGTCGTTATAAGACTAAGAACGGATTAGAGGACTTGGAAAAGGCAGAATACTACTTAAAAGAACTAAAAGACACTTATTGTGCAGACATAAAGCATAAATTCGCACAACAAATAGACGAGGACACACTCTGTGGATAACATTAAAACACTTGAAGAACGAATACTAGGTCTAGAAGAAGAACAGGCTAAAGTAACGACTGCATTTATTAATCGCATAGAAACACTTGAAAAACGAATCCTGCACTTAGAAGAACAACACGCCAAAGTAACGATTGATGCTTTCACTCGCATAGAAACTCTCGAATCACGACTAGAAGTCGTCAAAGAAGTACTTATGGAATCTAAGGCAAAATCCTTTAAATTCTACTCTGAACAAGAATCAAAAGCACTAATAGAGGCACTAACAGGTGTACCTCTAGGCCCAGAAGTAATGAAAACTTGCACTAGGCTTGTACAACTCGGTTGGAACGACCGTTTCGACCAAAAACGCACAGCATCAGCACTACGCTCAAAATATTTGAGGCTCATAGGTGAAAAATAATAAGAAGTGGTATGACATTTTAGACTACTTGGTTGGAGGAACAATCGGACTTATCATAGCATCCTTCTTCACCAGCAATCACTATGTTGCTGCAGTATGGTTTATTATTGGAGGAATTATTCTTGACACAATTATGACTCATTTAGAAAATTCCCAACACTGAACTTCAAATTCATCCAACACATCAAAAATAGTTAACATAAGATGCTCAAAATATGATATAATTATAGTAATTTTATATACTTAAAAAGTTTATTTAGTTTTTACTACTTATACTTAAGAAATCTTCGAGATATCACTGAATCTGATTGGTGAGCCTAAAGCGAATCTAAGCAGATTTGTTGATGTTATTGAAGAAGATTGATATTAAATAAACTTTTAATAACGACAGATGTTAAAGCCTACTATTACGTTCTAAAGCAAGCCCTATATACTAATGCGAACTTACACTAATCGTATAAGATATATTTAAGTTATTGCACAAGGCTTAAAATGAGAGTTAATTGGCTTAAATTTTAATACATAATATGATATTCCTTTAGATTTTTCGTCGCCGTCGTTTAGCGTCAACTCCCTACTCAACCCCAAATTTCTAGTTTTCATACTGAACTGAAATAATCCCATTTAATCAATCCTCCACATCTACCTAAAAGTGGATATTCCTTTAGTTTTCGTACTTAACTAGAGTACCTTAGTAGAACTAGGGCAAGTTTATCATTTCATGATATCTTTGCCCACCTTCTACAAATCGTATTCTCACGCTTACTATCGGACACAAAAAACCCCCAATTAAGGGGGTTTCTGCCGTTTAGCGTAAATTAACTAAGATAGATTAAAAATAGTAGTGGAAAAAATACTATAATAAAGGCTATATCAATCCAATCTAAATGCTTCATACTACTCCTAATAATGAAAGTGGTTCGCTTTATCACGACTTTTCATAAATGGAGTCGGCTGTGTCTTAGCATCCTTTAGACCAGCGACTACTAATACTGATATAAATAATGTGATTACTACTAATGCTGCTGTCATAATACTGCTCCTAATTTAAATACATATCCAATAATGAGGGGTACTAAAACCATGATTAACAAGAATATCATAATACCATTGCTCTTCATCATAGCACCACCTCGACTAATATAACTATTTGTAGCCCCAATATTGATAGGGCTACTGATGTACGGATTATCTCCATACCTATTCTAAAGGTTCTCATACTAAAAACCCTCCTTCAAGTCCTCCACTAACACCTTAAGATATAATAGTTCTGCTTTAGACGACTTTTCTAGTGTCTGTAAGCGTTCTTTATCACCTTGTAACATATCAGCGATTTCTTGTACCATCTCTAACTTAGTGATGGGTTTTTCACCACGCTTAGTGGTATAGTCTTTCTTGACATAAACTTTTTCACGGGATAACTTACCGATAACGGATTTAACAGTCTTTCCCATTTCATTTGCTAACTTGTCTACTGTTTCACGAGTAGGGTTAGTCTGGTACACACTTATCATGTGTTGAGTTTGCTCATCTGTGTAATTCTTTGCCATTACAACCTCGCTACTAAAGTTTCCAAATCTACTTTAGTCATGCTCTGTAAAGATGGGCATTTCATCTCTAGTTTACCCTCTATAAGAGTAACTAGACTTTCTTTTCTAACTACTGAATCTTTAGTGGCAGTAGTTTTACCACTTAATTTGATGTAATGACCAACGGAAACTAACTTAGCACGAATAGAACCTACAGTCTTGCCCATTGATATTGCTAGGTCTTCAACTATAGTTCTGCGTTCAGCGTCATTAGTACCTTCGCCATACAACTTAATCATTTGAGCTACTTGCTCATTCGTGTAACCTTTTTTCATGTTCCTTGCTCCTTCTTGTTGTTGTGTGTACCATCTCTCACCCATGATGTAATCTCTCTACTGAAAGCACATTTCTGTGTGAGTACTGGCGATTGATAATAGCCATTGCTTTGTTCATGCTCTTAGCAAATACATAGGCATTAGTGTGTACACCATGCTCTAGGATTTGCAAGCAAAATACATTGCTTTGGGATTTGGTCTGGTTTTTTGATAGATTTTTCATTGTTATATTATACCAATTTTTCACCATTTTGTCAAGACATTTTTGAACATAAACTGTAAAATAATCCATAAATTTACTTCTGGGCCGCGACCACGAAATCTCGATGCCAATTTGCTGTATATGGGCCCAAATTGGCTTAAAGTGGTACTGTATTGCG